TCAAGATCGTGAGCATATGCAAGGCCATGGGTGTCACGCCCTACACCGGTGAGCTTCCCGAAGGTGTCAGCGGCATGATAGTCAAGGAACACAGCAGCGAGCCCCGAGCCTACACGGAACGCACCGAACCACAGACAAGACGCAGGTTCACGCTCGCACACGAACTGGGGCATTTCGTGGAACGAGTCACCATAGCGCAGGACAACGATTTCGCTTTCATGGACAAACGTTCCGACGATTACGACATCCACGAATTCTACGCGGACGAGTTCGCCGGTGCGCTGCTCATGCCCGAACACGATTTCATCCAGAAAGTCAAGAACGATGGGATGATCGCGGCCGCAGCATATTTCGGCGTCTCGCTGGCCGCGGTTCGAAAACGCATGGAACGGTTGCGCAAGCACGGGGCCGACATCTGACATGGCGGATTATGACGACACCGGTTTCGACGCTGTGGAATCGCCGGACGCGGACCTAGACGCGGTATCCGGCATATCCTCCACGGATGCGAGCAAGACCGTGGCTGCGGCGAAAGTGGTTGAGGAAAACGATCCGTTGGATTCGCCTCAAGCCAAGCAATCGAATGATGTCGCTGATGCGGACCAGTTCGTGCGTATGGCGCGATGGCGTCCGTTCATGCACCTGTTCCACGACTGTGCGACCTCGACGCATCTGGATAAGAATAGGGGTGAAAGAATGCGGGTGTTCGCGCGGGAGCATCCATTGTTCCTTAGAGCATGTCTGCTAGGAGACTACGTTTTCGTCGCGGTCTGCGCTCTGATAGTCGCGCTTGCATTGGCGTATGCCTTGGCCCGTGTGG